CTATTTAACATAATATTAGTTATATGGCGAGCCCTGGCAATGGGTGACAACAAGGCAGAAACGGGACAAGGGCGGCTATACTAATGGGGGGTACTTTAAGAAATTACTTTGCGGACTGGCACATATAAAGCTATATTTCCGGTAGTAGTTAATTGTCTGTCTAAACAAAAATACTAATGACCCCCTTTTATACTCTACTTTTGACTTTGAAATGACAAACTCAAATTTTTTTTTTCGCTGAAAACTAAGCCTACCTTTGGGGCACTATGAACGCTAAACTACAGACCAACAAGATCTTTGAAATATTGCAAGCGAGTAATAAGAGGATAACTGTGATGCAGGGTGGCTCTCGTTCTGGTAAGACTTATAATATCTTGATATGGTTCATTGTGAAGCTTTTGCAAGAGAATGGTAAGACATTGACGGTTGTAAGGCAGTCGTTACCATCTATTAAGGGTTCCGTTCTTCGTGATTTCATTGATATACTTTCGAGATTGGGAATTTATTCTGAGGATAACCATAATAAGACGGAGCAGATATACCAATTGAATGGGAATACCATTGAGTTCGTGTCGGCCGACCAACCGCAGAAGATAAGGGGTAGAGCGAGAACGTATTTATTCTGCAATGAGGCCAATGAGTTATCTTATGAGGCATGGATGCAATTGATCATGCGTACTGAGGGTAAGATAGTGATAGACTACAATCCTTCTGATGTATCGTCATGGATTTACGATGATGTGATACCGAGGGATGATGCTGATTTCCATATTACCACTTTCCGCGACAATCCTTTCCTTCCAAAAGAATTGGTTGACGAGTTGGAGAGGTTGAAGGATGCAGACCCTAACTATTGGCAGATATATGGCTTGGGTGAGAGGGGCTTGAGTCAGGACTTGATATATACGCATTATAGGACTACTGAGAATATGCCGGAGGAGGGTGAGACGGTTTATGGTCTTGACTTTGGCTTCAACGTACCAACGGCCTTGGTGAAAGTTACGTTCAAGGAGAACGCGGCTTATGCGAAGGAGATATTGTACGAGACGAGGCTTACAACAGCCGACCTCATTGAGCGACTGACCAATCTTGGCATTGACAAGTACGATGAGATATATTGTGATGCTGCGGAGCCGAAAACGATTGAGGAGCTGTCGCGGCATGGGTTCAACACGAAGCCAGCGAACAAGGATGTGACGGAGGGAATTAGGACGGTTAAGGGCACTCCATTGTTTATACAACAAGATTCTGTAAATTTACTAAAGGAATTGAAGAATTATAGGTGGAAGACGGATAGGAACGGAAATAAGTTGGATGCACCTGTTAAGTTCAATGACCACATAACTGATGCCTTACGCTATGCAATATTTAGTAAATTAACAATACCTTCAGTAACTTGGGGGGCAATATAACAATATGGGATTATTTGATTTTTTGAGCAGAAAAAAGGGTCTTGACCCTTATCAGAATAATAGCAAGAATATTGTAGGCATCAATGGAGCTGTTTTACAGAACTACACCAACGAGAGCTATGTAACGGAAGGATACCTTGGAAATGCAGATGTGTACTCCATTGTATCCTTTTTAGCAAGGAAGGCGGCTTCAATACCTTGGTATGTGTACCAAATGAACAGCGGCTCAAAGGCAAGGACAAGCTTGATGAGATACAAGCAGTTGTCGAAGGGCATTGCTAACCAAGGAGCGTACGAGAGGGCGTTGATAGAGAGGAAGAACGCGTACTCTGAGAATATTGTAATGGGCAGCCCTCTTGCGAGGTTGTTGGAGAAACCTAATAGCTATCAAGCGCAAGACCAGTTTTTTGAGAATTTATTTGGTTATCATTTTTTAAGCGGAGAAGGAAATGTATACGCTAACAATGGAGGTTTACCAGGGAGCAAATTCGTCGAACTTAACGTACTACCCACTCAGTTCTTGGACATCTACCCTGACCCAAATGATTTGTACGGAATATTGGCGTACAAGCTGATGGTAGGCATGGGCATTGATTTGCCTAAGGATCAGGTGATGCAGTTCAAAACATGGAACCCTGATTTCAATGATGTGACGAGAACGCACTTGAGGGGGTTGTCTCCGCTCAGAGCAGCTTATAAGACACTTCGCATGAGCAATAACGCTTCTGATGCGAGTGCGATGATGACGGGAAATGGCGGTGCGAAGGGAGCTATCACTCCAAAACCTTTGGGGAACGTAGTGCCAAGCTTCACCATTGAGCAAGCAAATATTATTAAGAGGGCAGTTAACGAGGACATCAATACGGTTGACAACAAAGGCAAGGTGGCTGTGCTGCAAACACCTTGGGACTATCTTAATTTCGGATTGAGCAGCGTTGACATGGAGCTTGTGAATACGCTGAGAATGTCGATGCATCAATGGTGTAGGGTGTTCGGATTGCCAGCTGTGCTGTTCGATGTTGATACAAGCTCGTATAATAATTATCAGAACGCGATGAGAGACCTCATCACCAACACCATTATACCCAAGTGCTGCAATTTGAGGGATGAGCTTAATAAGTTCTTGGTTCCGGTGTTCGGTGAGGATGTGTTCATCGACTTTGACATAACAGCACTTCCTGAGATGCAGCAGGACATGGAGAGGATGGTTAGAGCTTTGCGTGATGCTAACTGGTTGACATGGGATGAGAAGAGGATAGCTATGAACTATCAAGAGATGGGTGGTGCTTATGAGTACACATATATCAATCAAGGGTTGATACCTCTTGAGCAAGCCATGATGGACTTAAGCGTAGGCAATGATGGAAGTTCAAATGATAACATCGCTAACTACAGACGAGGAGATAATGAGGATAGTGATGATGAAATATCCGAAGCTGAAGAGCGAGCGTACTTGCGTAGTGGAGTTCAGAATGATGGAGTCTCTTCGTAAAGCTTATAAAGAGAAACTTAGAGATGAACGCACAAGAGCGCAAGGAGTATTGGATCAAGGTTGAGCGGTTGCGCAAGCAGCTTGATGATAAGTATAGTTCTTTATTTAAGGAGGCGATACTCAAAGACTTGAGTCAGTTCGCTGATGATGTGCTTAAGATGGGGCCACAAGCGGCTTTGAGCATGATGGGTAGTTATGCATGGAACGATGAGATAATGACCATTATGGGCAAGCTGTACAAAGAGGCGGCGGTGCTTTTTGGTAATGCTGTGTATAGGGCGGTGAGGAACATGAGCCAGAAGGCAGCTAACCCATTTGGATTGAACGATGAGTGGGTGACAGCGATAGTGAGATATTTGTCGCAATATGGATTCACTCTTGTTGCTGAGATGACACAGACCACTAAAGATAAACTGAGGAGGCTTGTGGCAGCAGCGATAGAGGAGGGTATGAGTAATGAGGAGATAGCGCGGATGATAATGAAGGAGAATGGATATGCTAAGTTCAGAGCCAATAGGATAGCAAGGACAGAGGTGATGAGGGCTACCAACTACGCAACGATGGTTGGAGCACAAAGCCATAACTTTGAGGTAGATAAGATATGGATAGCGAGTAGGGATAGGAGAACGAGGAGGATACCGAGGAACGCTTTTGACCACTACCACATGGACGGTCAACAAGTGGGATATGACGAGCCTTTCTTATCGCAAGACATTGAGGGTAGGATAATAGCTGCTCAGTTCCCTGGGGATGCTACAACTCCTGCCGGATTTACTATAAATTGCAGATGCACCGTAGGATTCATGCCGAGGCGCGATGCAAATGGACGATTAATATTAAAACAATAGATATGCCCATATATAGGTGCAGCAACGGAAATTATAGGATCGGAGAAGGCGAGTGTATGTACACATCAAGAGAAAATGCTGAGAGAGCTTATGTGGCTTATTTAGCACAAGAAGATGATGATGAATATAAAGAGACTACTGATGCCAAAGGGCTTTTGGCTGATGAACAAAGCCTTGGAGAGACATTCTCGCAAAAAGAGGAGACTTATAACGATTACCCAGAGGCAGCGACTAACAATGCCAAAAGGGCTTTGAAGTATAAGGAGGAGAATGGCAGCAGTTGCGGCACTCCTGTTGGTTGGACAAGAGCAAGGCAACTCGCAAACAGAGAGAGGATAAGTAGAGACACGATAGCGAGGATGGCATCTTTCAAGAGGCACCAACAAAACAAGGATGTGCCTTATGATGAGGGATGTGGAGGCATTATGTGGGATGCATGGGGCGGTGATGCCGGAATAGAATGGGCAATAAGAAAATTAGACCAAATAGATAATAAGAAAAGTATGATATACGTTTACAAAAACCAAAGCCTTGAGGTAAAAGATGTTGATGCCAAACAAGGTATTGTTAGTGGCTATTTTAGTGCTTTTGGCATGGTTGACTCAGATGGGGATATAATGATGCCAGGAGCGTTCAAAAGGTCAATCCAAGATTGGGGGCCGGATGCCAAAGGAAGGATTAAGCATTTGCTGAATCACGACCCATCTAAGCCATTGGGTAGGATTATGGAACTCAAAGAGGACAATTATGGACTTTTCTATCGTTCACAAGTAGGTAAGCACCAATTGGGTCAAGACTTCGTAAAAATGGTTGAGAGTGGCCTAATTAGTGAACATTCCATCGGCTTTAGGACTTTGCGTGAGCAAAAGAACGATAGCGCAAATGAGATACATGAGGTAATGTTGTTCGAGGGTTCATCCTTGACCGCTTGGGGTGCTAATGAGCATACACCAATGCTGGGTATCAAGTCAATAAAAAATATTGATGAGATTAAAGAACAAATCCGTAATTTCGAGAAGTTTATTCGTAACAGCGATGTTACCGATGAGACAATAGAACTATGCCTTATTAAAGTAAGGCAATTGGCACAAGCCGTTGAGCAAATGAGTAGCACGAAGGCCACCGTTGAGGAGCCCAAGCAGCAAAAAGGAGAGGAAAGGGTTGATGTGTCATCACTCATATCAATAATTAACAAAATCTAACAAAATGGAAAATTTGAAGCAATTTGAAGATGCCTTGGCATCTAAGTTGGCCGAGCAAAAGGCCGAGGTTGTAGCTGCTACCGAGAAAGCCGCTAAAGCATTTGAATCTCGCGTTGAGCAAATCAACGAAGAGATGGTTAAGGCAAACAAGACCGCTGCTGAAGCTGTTGCCGAAGTTAAAGAAGCTAAAGCTGCATTTGGTAAGCTCCAAGCTAAAGAAGAGAAGAAGGTTGCCGTTTCTTACGCTGACCACATCAACAACATCAAGAGCGAAATTGGTGCTGCTATCGAAAAGGGTTGGAACGACATTAAGTCTGCCGCTCGTGGTAACGGTAAAGGTTTCTCTTACGAGATGGATTTGAAGGCCGTAGGTACTATGACCATCTCTAACAACCTTACTGGTTCTGTTTACACCTCTTACGTTGACAACCCAGCTCTCCGTAGCTTTGTTAACCCTCATCTGAGAAGCGTGTTCAACATCATCCCCGTATCAACTGGTTCTGTATCTTTCCCTCGTGGCAACAGCCCCGTTGGTGAAGGTTCTTTCGGTAAGCAAACTGAAGGTTCTGCTAAACCTCAAGTTGATTACGATGTAACCGTAGTAAACACCGCTTTGTCTTTCATCGCTGGTTACGCTAAAGTAT